ATTAAACAGTTTTATTTCTAAACTATTCCTAGAGCGTCCTGCGTTCGCTGCAAGAAACTGGATAACAAATAAGTCTCTTATGGCTTTAGATGGTCTCTCACTTAGTGAAGCATTTTTAACACAAGAATCATACTACAGACGAGTATGGGGTGACGTTGAGTTTGCATCTAAAGCGTTTTCAAAATCTGCTATTGGTGAAACACTATCTGGTGCAGTACCTATACGCGGAGAAACAAACTGGTATAAGGTAGCACTCGGGCAACGAAACGAAAAAATAGTAGCTGCAAAGGGTATGAAGAAGTTCTTCTTAACTATGAAGGGTGGTGGTATTCCCTTTATCGGTGGTGGTCTACCATTTATTCATGCACGAGAACTTTCTGGATTAGCAGAAGCAACAGACCGTATGCGTATTATTGATAAAGCAGGTGCTCGCTGGTATCGACAACTTGCTACTGAAGAGTCCATTAAAAATCTTATACGAACACAATACCCTGACGCATGGCGTATCTTAGGTGATACAGACCTAGGAGAAGATGGTAAACTTCTACAACAAATTATTGAATCTATGCAAAACCCTGCAAACGTCAGTATGGACCAGATAATTAGAACTGTTGAGGATGTCTCAGATACAAGTCGAATCTTACTTGAAACTATGATAAGTCCAAAACAATTATTCAGAGAGCTAGGATTTAACCCGGCTCACATGGCGGACTTAGACTTAGATAGACTTGTCAGCAAGCTCTTAAGAGACTTTGATGTCCACTCTCCTAGTTCCCCTTTTACACCTGCACAGAGATTAATAAGAGCAATTGATGCAGAGATTGCAGAACTAACTGATCATTCTAGACTAAAAGGTATTGGTGCAGGGTTTAGTCCAAATGGAGAGTTTAACTCACAAGCATTAAGAGCATTAAAAGATGAATTATTTGAGCAAGGCGATGCAAGATTATTCCCTGAAGATATTTTAGACTTACCTGTAGAAGATTTAGAAAGAGACATCTTTACTAACTTACTTACACTATGGCCTAGATACTTTGAAGAAGCAAAAGTTAAACTGGCGGGAGAGGGGAACACACCAACAGAAGATATGGTTAAACGTGCTGAAGTACTCGCTAGTCAGGCGGTGTTCACAATTGCTAAACCATTGCGGGCTGTTGAAGAACTTAAGGCATATCTTAAGCTACAGCTTGAGAACCCTTCTTTACACACAGAAACTAACTATGGTTGGGTGCGTAAATTAACAAAGCTTGGGTTTGGTTTAGAAGATCGAACGTATGGTAGAACTCCTATAGGTGGAGAAAAAGTAAGAATACATGAAACAATACAGGAAGCTAGCGCAACTCCTATTGCCAAAAGCTTTGATGAGCTGCAAGGGCAAGACCACATAGTCCATTCTCATTTACCTAACACGCTATACCATGCTACTACAGGTAATACTGAAGTGTCTAAAAATGCAATACTAAAAGTAGGGACTACAGGAACTGGTGGACTAGGAGGTAGTGGTGGTGATGCTCTTTCACTTACAGATAACTTTGAAATTGCTACTAATATCAAAACACAATATAGACGAATACATGAATTAGCTAATGCTGATATACGAGATACAGAAAAACTTTTATTAAAGTATAGAGATGAAGATCTAAAAGTACTTACTGACACAGAAAAATACAATCTTGAAAAACTACGTGAAGCAGGTTTCTTTACAGATGAGATTGATGCTATTCTTAATCCTAATATAGATAATTGGTATGGCTTAAAAATCACTAATGAGGATCAAAATAACGCTTACAATTTTGCTCGATTTGATTTTAACGAATTAGCAAACGCAAGTGAAGAAGCACAGATGTTTGCTAAAGGTAGAATGATAAATCTTTTCTTTCATAATAGAGAAGAAATGGGTGCTTTAATTCTTAACTTAAGAACTAGACTTGATGAAGGGTTTAGTGATACAAGAAAGCTATATGACTCAGCTACTCTTAGAAATAAAGATGGAAGTATAACAAACTTTCCAATTGATATAAAAAGTAGGGGAATATTAGGAGATAAAGGGTGGGCTGTTGGTGGTCAAGGTTGGGAAAAAGATGCTCGTTTATACTCGTTTGTAGACCCTTATATATTAACTTTACAAGACACAAGCCCCGAGCAGCAAACATCAAGAGTGGCAGCTTTTATGGTAGCGATGGGCAAAAAGAGCCGAGCTGATTTTGATATAATACATGTAAGAAGAGACCTAATACCAGATAACGCGGCTATTGATGTATTTAAAAAAGAAAATCTTCGTGAATACGCAGTACATTCAGATATTCCAGTAGGTAATCCAGAAAATAAACGAGTAAAGTTTTGGAATACTTATAAAAAATTAAGAGATGATCTTGACTGGGATAATCCTATGACCGTTTATGAAGATAAAGATGGGGACATAGTTCCTTTTATGCCTCCAAACGTAAACGCAGAGTTTGTAAAAGATATTAAAGATGATGATGTCCGGATTACGTTAAGTAATATTATGGCACTTGTCAGAGCTGCTGCAGAGCCTTTGGAAGAAGGTAGAGAAGTAAATCAAATTGGCCCAGATGTAGGTTCTTCTATTCGACAAACAATAAACGAAGAAAGAGCAAAAGACCACGCTAAAATTGCTGGAAGAGTACTTGATAATTTACGTAGGCTAACAACAAGTGCTGCACGTTCTGAACGTAAAACAAAAATACCAAACGAGAGAACAGCAATTAGACAAGTAAGAGATAATCTAAACAAACGATTAGAAGGAATAAAACCAGATTTAGAAGGCCGTTATTCACAAGAAGCTAAAGACGCTGTTCTTGATATGACTCTTACAGATATTCTTTTAAGACAATTTGATAGGGTTAGTCCTAACCACGTACCCGGAATGAGTAATGCAACTCATGCAAATATAAGACTTAACCCAGAAAGCATTCTTAACACATATTTTACTAAGGCTCAACGTAAGCTTTTTAGAATAGTAGATATTGAACTTGCTTTGATAAAACAGATTAAAGAAGGACGAGCTGTTTATGCAGATGTACCTGCAGATGAGTTAATTAAATCACCTCTAGAAATATCTCCTAGTATTCGTATCTGGAGAGAAATGAATCCACCAGAAGAAGTCTTTGTGCCTATGGCAGGAGATACCGTTGGATTTACAGGAAGAACAGAAGGTATACCTCAAACTGCTGCTGAAGCAGGAGCTTGGTGGGAACGTGCACAAGACGCACGATTTTGGTTTAATGAAAGTACTGAAGGACAAAGAGAGTACCGTAGAATTGTTAACAACGATACGCGAACTGACTTACAAGTTGCAGAAGATAACCTTAAAGATTTTGGTGACCCACACCAGTTATTAGACGTACCATATGATCAAGCAGATATAGCAGCGTGGAGTCCAGAACCTTCTCCTGCATTAAAAAAGATTTGGAAAGATTTAGGTGAAGACTTAAGTTGGATGGCTAATGAAGCTACTAAAGCTAGGCTATCTAGAACACAACTAAAAAACCAAATTAGTGAATTTGAAACACAAGTTAATACACAAATGACAGAAGCCATTAAAGAAGCTTTAGCTGGATTACAAGGGTTAGGCACAGGAACACAATCAGTAAGAGCTAGAGGTAATCAATTAATAAATGAACTTACAGCTCAGTTAGAGGTAAGAGTTAATAGACTAGTCAACGCTACACAGGAAGATGATAAGTTTGTTGGCTATAACACTATCTTAGATGAGTTGGGAATAGATGATGCACGAGAAGTCACACTTGGTAAATTAACCGGGAGTGGAGAACGCAGCATGTCTAGAGCTGACAGGATGGGTAAGAACATTTGGCATGATGATGATAACGATGTGTTCGCAAACTGGCTAACTAACACAGCACCAAAACTTGCTTTCTTAAGACAGTTTAGAAAGAAAGCTATGGAAGATCTTGCACTAGGCGCACAACCAGATAGTGTTACAACTCAGTTTATTAATAGAATTAGAGAGTTTGATGTTCAACAAGCTATGCGATATGGTGGAATGCATCTTGATACTGAACTTGATGAAGTTGGCTTAAGTGCAGCTGCTGACGATCTTATTTACTTAAGAGCAGAAAGAGACGGACGTTCTAGACGTGCATTAGAAGATTTAACATCGCCTGAACTACGACCAGACGAAGGTATATACCGTAGAGGAATACCTCGTTATAATACTTGGTCTGACTTTTTGAAGTTTAACTTTGCTGAAGTATTAGAAACGTCTGTAGCTATGAGCCATGCAGTAGGAAATAAAAGCTTTAGTGACTCTGCAAAAACATTCTCAAAGCCGACTAGAACACTTATATATCCTAGAGGAGTCACAGAAGATATAGATAAGTCTACGATTTTAAGTCCGTCAACTCGTGCATTAGATACACAGTCAGGAACTCGTATAGCAGGTGTAGAGCTTTCTGATGAAGCAAGACTTTTATATAACGAACGAACTGGAAAGAACATTGTTGCAGGTGAACGAGTAAAATGGTATTTGCCTGATGGCAGAAGTAACGTAGAGTTTGATGAAAATAGTGCAGTACTTCCTGCTAACTATGGTATGCCTATTCATAGACGAGATGACAATATGTTAGTAGAAGGTGCACCTTCACAAGGAGTTCACGGTCGTGTATTTATGCAACAGACTCCTCAGACTATTATAGTGGATCCTAGAACCGGAATAGAAACTGTACAAGAATACGTTGCAGTTATTACAGATGACAGTTGGCCGGTAGACGCTAGACGAATGGCTATCTTTATTAAAAAAGGTTCGTCAGAAGCTGACATTGAAAAAGAAGTTATGGCGTTAGCTAGATACACAAAGAAGACTAAAAAGAAAAGAAAGCAAATTGGGCTTGACTTCCGTATGACTTCTCGTGGTGATCACAACTGGACGGGCTTTAGAACCTCATGGTCAGGTACTTCAGGGGGAACGGGTCTTATGGATCCAGCTAATGCACAAGCAGAAATGAGTCGTGTTATAGATGAAATTGAAGGCTTGGCAGACCCAGAAGATACTAAGGGAACTTTCAAAAAGTTTATAAGTGGGCTACGTAAATCAGGTTTGTCTGAAGAAGAAGCAGACAGAGAGCGTGGTATACGCCGACGTGCACTTATTAATGTTGTTAACTACATGCAAGAACAGTGGGAAAAAGGCTGGCCTATATACGGTATGACTAATGATACTCTTGAAGATATACTTCCTTTGTTTATTAGAGAGCAACGGATATTTGAAAACTCTAGAGCCTCCGTTATAAATAGAGGTCTTAGAAGTGGATTACAAGACCCTTCAGTTAGTCAGACTGGTTTAGATATAACTCCTAGATTACCTTTAAAATCCTACAATACTCTTTCTAAAGAAGATGGTGAGTCACTTACACACGCACTTAAAGGTCTTGAAAAAGAAACAAACAACTTACGTAGAACAGCTGGCTCTCTTGGTAGAGCTAATGCTGACTGGATTCTACACGATTACAACAATACAAATAACTTAGATTATATTCTACGTTGGATAGGTCCTTGGCATATTTGGCAGACACGTACTACAGGTAAGTTAGCTGCAACATTAGTAGACCACCCTCACCTACTAAACCAATTTACAGCTTTCCAACAGACTATGCGAGAAATAAACAGAGAAGGAGATTCATCTAGTTGGACAGGATACGACCTACCAATAGGACAGATGGCACAACCTTTCTATGGATTAGCTAAAGCTAGTGGTTTAAACGTAGGTGGTTGGGTAGATGCAGTAGAATCTAACGTCGCACCTAAAGGCGCGGCTATGAACATAGATGCGTTTTTGTTCTGGAATGATATGTTTGATTACTACCCTGCAGGGGGTAGAAGTGTAAGAGATGCTAAAGACCCAACAATTGCAGGAGATGACCCACTACGCTACTTTGATGAGTACAGTACTCTTGGAAAAGCAGCAGACATATATGCAGGAGTATTAAAGCTCCCAATTAACCCACTATTTACAGCTGGACTTACATTGTCAGGTGCATTTGGTGAGCAAGTTGATAAGACTGAAAAAGTATTTGGTTCACTTACTAGACCGGCTGATGCAACGCTAGGTTGGACAACCTCTTTATTTGGTAAGCATACAAAGACACAGGTAATTAGAACTAACAGAGACCTTCGAGAAATCGACTGGATGTATTTTAACACTGCGATGCAGGAAGTTATGCGGAATGGTCCTGATGTAGAAAACAACCCAAAACTAAAACTAATACTCATGTCATACGACATGTGGAGCCGAAAGAAAAACGACCCACTAATTAATGTTCCCCTACTCTCTGTTATTGGAGCAAGTAGTGGAGATATCTTTGGTAATGAGTTGACAGGTAATGACCCGGCTATTGATCCTGTTACAGGTGAGAAACTAGACTCAACCGCTTTAGCAAGCACACACGCTGAAGTTGTTTCAGCTGCTGCTTCACGTCGTGCTCAAAGAGATACTTGGTCAATGCTAGTAGGTATGGCAGTAAATGTACCTTATCCTACTGTAGTTGACCCTAAAACAGGACACAAAGTAGATGCTGGAAGTATTATGCAAGAGTATTATGACATAGTACAGAATAGATCAATGTCTAGCACACAAAGAACTGCAGCTTATGATGAATTATTTAAAGAGCATCCTTATGTACGAAATTACTTAAATAATAAAAAGTTTGAAACTGCACCTATTAAGACTGCACAAGCTACAAGTATGTTCTATAGCGGATTAGATGATTTAAATCTTATGTACGAACAGGACTTAGAAGCTATTCCAGATAGAGTTCCTGTACCATCTTCACCTATAGATGCACAAAGAAGTATACAAGAAGAAGCAGGTCTTACTGATCAGCCTATGGATAACTTTACTTTCTTTGGAGCTAGAGCTGACGCAAGTGAGCGAAGAAGAAGGAGTACACAAGAACTTAAAGTTAGAATATTTGAGGCTACAGGTGTAAACACTGGTATAGAAGGTGAAGAGTATGGAGAAATACACCCTGCATTTGCTGTAGATAAGAGGTCATTTGGTGACATCTCTTTGTTTAGAGAAATGCATAAAGAAAATCTTTTCCGTAATGATATGTTTATGACACTGTTTGCAGATGATCCTATGGCAGGTGTAACACGTATAGAAACTGTACTTGATTCTCTTTTTCCAGATGGAAGATATAGAGCAGTCAGTAGAGAAGATGTAGAAGATGTCATAGATGAAATTGCTCAAGAAAAGCTAGACCGTCAAGACCAAAAGTACCCTAGAGAGTATATTACAGTTGACATGTTTAATGCATGGCAGCTTGAAAGCTATATGCAAATGCTTCGTAAAGATAAGTGGAGTAAAGTACCTCCACTATTCTCTCAAGAGTTTAGAGACTTATACACGATAAGGGGAACAAACGCAACTAATTGGAATGAGTACTACGAAGACTTAGAGGCGTGGGAAACTAAGATTAAATCTGATGACCCTGAAGCATTTAGAGCTTTCCAGATATATGAAGCCAGTACTGCAGACATGAATTACATTGTAGATAAGGCAATTGAAAATGTTATGCGAGGTGTACAGGAAAACATTAATGCTGCTTACGAACTTGGTAGGGGAGACGCAATTGCTACTGCTAGACAAGTTCAGTTTATTGAAGATACTTGGAAAAAACCAACAGTTGAAAACGTATTAGAGTGGTTACGTACTAATGAATACGGAGATATTTGGTTAAACCATAATGATTACTCTGAAGTTGATTTAGTATCACAGATTAAAAAACGATTAACTACTGTCGAAGACATTACTTTTGAGGACATGCGTGATGGCAAGTATGAAGAAAAGATAACAAAACTAGCTAGACAGCTTGATTTAGACGTTCCGTTTAAAGAACAGTATCATTTCCTTTCTCCAAACAAAGAGAGAACTATTCACAATCAGGAAACTCTTGATGACTTTGTAAAGGCGTATGAGGTATACCGCTTACTAGACTTTGCAAAAAAGAATAATATTAATATGTACCTTAATCCAACTGAGATAGATATGCATGCTTTGTACTATGAGTACTTTGTAAATGGTAGTGAGACTCGAAAAGCACAAGCTGCTGCATTACATGAACTCTATGAAGATGGTAAGTACGAAGAAGCAGCCCAACTAAAAGAGAAGTTTAAACAGCGTAATACATCTGGATGGCCTTTAGGTGCTATTGGACAACTACCCCAAGTTGCTTCAGGTAACATGCCGCCTAATGAGTTCTCTGTATCTGAGGGTGGGTTCCCCTCTACAGGTGCTTCTGCTTATAACATTAATAGAAACTATCAGCTATTTGATTTAGGACAAACTCCTGCTTTATCTAGTGAAGGAAGAAAGATTAAATCTTATCACACTTCAAGATACTACGAAGGGAATCAAGAAATTCCCGGTGACTTTATCTTTGAGACATTTGGAAGAAATGGTGTAGCAAGTAGAGAAGACATCGTAGATATGTGGGAAAGTATATACCCACAGATGCGCGCTCTATATGGAGAAGCATTAAACCATCCTTCTGTACTTACATTACTTGCTATGACAGATTCAAATGGTAAAGCAAAAGAAGATGCTTCTATTGCAACATACTGGTATATAGATGCACTTGCTGATGTAGTAGCGTCTGCAATTGGTATTAAGAGTATAAATAGAAGACCAGTTCGTACAGTTGTACAAACTAAAAAGGCTTCTATTCCTTCTTCTGCATCCTCTAAAGTAACAACACCTTCAACAAATGGAGCAGGTGGATTACCTACATGGGCAGAAGTAACAAGGCATATGACTATGGTATTCCACGATACTGAACTAGAAAAGTCCGTAATTGCTTTCTTTATGAACCCTTCAAAGACTCTTACAAACAATCATCAAAGAATGTTAAGAGCTATGTATAGGACATTCCCAATAGGAAGTGGGTACACGTTTGAACAATGGTTACAGGCACTTAAACTAATATATCAAACAAAGATGTTAGTAGGTGGTGGAAGTAGTAGCAACTACCAAAGTCAAGGTAGAAACCAGTACTTCCAATACCCATCTAATACGCCAAGATTGGCAAAATACAGAGATTAACACTTGTCAAAAGTTGACAATAGTGTTATAATAAATATGAATGGAGGATTAGTATGACTAACGAAACAGAGGATATTATGGAGCAGTCCACGGACTCACTTCAGGATAATCCCAATCTGTCATCAGATGACATGCAAGCCAAAATCGCAGAACTAGAATCGGAAAAGAAAGATCTGAATTCAAGAGTTGGTGACATGGCTCGTAAAATGGGGGAACAGGAACGTGACCTAGAAGGTAGATACCAAGAATGGTACACGGGACTACAATCTTATTATGACGAGCAGCTTAAAGCCAAAGATGGAGCTATTAACACTCTTGAGCAACGATTAATCGAAGCCGATGACACAGATGGAGCCAAATTGGTTCTTGAAGAAAGACAACAGCGTGACGATGCTGCTGCACAAGCTGAACAAGAACGTAGAGAACAACAAATGCGAAGGCAGGAAGTTCTTTCACAGGCTGTTCAACAAGCAGTAAGTTCGTTTCCTGATGTTGACCCTAGTGCGTTAAGCGGTGCTCAAACACCTCAACAGGTTTGGCAAATGGCAGGTGACTTAAGTTCAAAAGCGCAAGAATCTAAAATGGATGCGCGTATAAACAACTTAAAAGAAGAATTACTAGCTGCAGTCAAACCTAATAGAGATGCTCAAGTACCCGCACAAGAAGAAGCGTCCCGTACACCGGGAACATCGCGTGGATCTGAAACTGCCTCAACGAGTAGGCGCGATGGCAGTGATGCTGTCAACGCAGGGCTAATTGAGCTGGAGGAAAGATATAACGAGGCCCGAAAGGGAAAGAAACTCGCAATGGCTGTAGCACTTCAAGGTCAGATAATTTCTTACAAGAAAAGTTTTGGACTCCAGTAACAAATTGGAGGATACCTAAATGGTAACGGCATTTACCGGCACAGATGGTGCCGCCGGTGGTATGAGGTCTATCTTTGATAGCGGTGCTTATACTACCAAACAGAATGTATCAGAATTCATTGATGCAATCGACCCTAGGGATATCCCATTACTTTCCATGTTGGGCATGGGTTCAGAAGCAGGATCTGCAGTAGCAGGTGCTGATTCACTAGCGTACCCTTGTCTTGCTACAACGCATACATGGCAAAGTGATGAGTTAATCCCTTCACAAGTTCTACTAACTGGTTCAGACGGATCAGGTGGTGAAACATTAACAGTTGGAACAACCTCAGTTAACTACTTCAAGATAGGTGACTTGATTGCAGTTGGTAACGTAGCCCGTACTTACGGTGTTGTTACAGCAATGAACACATCTGCAGGTACGCTAACTATTGCAGCTGCAGATGAAACAGAAGACGCATCACACGGACTAGATGTTAACGTATCTGGTCAGACTATCTACAATCTTGGTAACCTACAAGCAGATGGTGCGACCTTCTCTACGGTTTACAATTCAACTGCGCTAGGCACAGATAGTAATTACACTCAGATCTTCCACGATGCAGTATCAGTTTCTGGTACTTCAGAGTCAGTTGAGAAGTTTGGTATTACTAATGAGTTTGATAGAGAGTTTGCTAAGAAGTTCCAAGAAATCGTAATTAAGCTTGAAAGAGCTGCTCACTACGGTATCAGGAATGACCTTCCTTCTTCTAACACTGCACAAGCAGCACGAAGAATGGGTGGACTGTACGGGTTTATTAAGACCTCTACTACTGCCAACGTAACAGATGCTTCTGACGCTAAACTAACTGAGAAAACTCTTGTCGATGCTCTACAAGATATCTGGAATGATGGTGGAAAGCCAGACACGATTCTAGTAAACGCAACACAGAAGCGAGTTCTTTCTTCTTTCGCTAGCCCGTATGTACGGACTGACCGACAAGAAAGTGCACTCGGTGTGATTGTTGGTACTTACGAGTCTGAGTTTGGTGACCTAGACATTGTTCTTGATCGCTATGTACAGGCAGAAGACTTGATTATAGTACAAAAAGAGTACTTAGGCATTGGTGCACTTAAGGGTAACGGCAACGACCGTTCATTCTTTACTACACCAGTCCCAGTAGACGGCGACCGACAGATTGCTGCCATTACTGGTGAGTACACAATGGAAGTACGAAATGCTGATAAGGCCCATGGCTGGATTCATTCGTTGAGTACAACCTTAAGTTAAAGGAGGAGGTGATATAAATGGGTAACACTGCAGAATCATATCGGTTCTTTGGTCACACTATGCCCAAAGTTGATGATCACTTTCGATTACCGATAACAGTACACATTCCCGGAAACTTAGCAGAAGACGAGGGTTATAGTGATCTCACCGCTGGTGTAGTCGCTGCCTTCTCTGCTCCTGCTTCTGGGTATATAGATATGTATGACTGGTACGTTGGTGTCCAAGATGGCGGCACTGATACAGTAATACGACTTACTAACGCTACAACATCTTCATACTCTACGCTAACATTAGCGGCTGGAGTAGATGGTGCTTTTGGTCAGGCTATAGCCGGATCTGATGAAACTTATTTCACAAAGGGTGACGTAGTTCAAGTCGATGTGCAGTCCTCACACGGGACTCACGCTATTGATACAACGATGATCTTTCATATGAGAGTTTAGTTTAGTATAGTTAGTTAGGGGGGATTAAGTTCCCCCCTTCTACTATAAAGGAAGTGAAAAATGTCAGGTGGAGTATCTTATGGGCACAATTTACATAATGCTATGCCCTATATGGACAACTTAACTTTAGTATCGTCTGCTGCTAGAACTGCGAGTGATACAACAACTGTGAAAGGACTTGCTCCATATACGAGTGCTTACTTCATGCTTGATGTTACATCCGCAGCCACAGAAGCAGGTGACAAACTTGCTGTATTTATTCAGCGAGAGATGCCTAATGGTGACTGGATGGATATTGTATCCTTCACAGAAGTCTTAGGTAACGGGGGTGCAAAGAAGCTTCGTGCTGATGTATATCCCGGTGCAACAGGCGGTGAAACGTCTGGAACAATTAATGATGGTGCGTTGACAGCTGGTTCAGTTGCTGACCTTGCATGGGGTGATGCACTCCGTGTGAAGTGGACAGTGACAGATGCTAGCACGGATAACGCTTCATTTACTTTTTCAGTAACAGGGACATTTAGAGTATAATGGCTGGTCTTACAACAGGTACAGGAAATGTAGGATATGCTGCTGGTAATACAGGAAGTAAGGAAACTTATGGAGGTACCTCTAAATATGGAACCCCTAAATATAACGCAGTAGAAATTCAACTTATCTTTAGACGAAATAGACGTAGAAGGTATAGTTAGAGGAGATTAAATGGCAGGTACTACCGCATATCCCGGTGCATTGGATGATAATGATAATCTAGATGAAACTCTTACAGATGGTACGGATACCATTGCTGCTGCCCATCAAAATAATCAAAATGCTGCAATCAAAGCAGGGCAATCAAAATTAGGCATTACCGCAAGCACCGCTACTAGTGGTAAGATTCTTGTTGGAGGTTCATCGGCAGGTACGAGCGAATGGCAAGCAGTATCTGGGGATGCGTCCTTAGCAAGCACAGGTGCTATAACAGTAACAGATAATAGCCACGCTCACAACGCAACAACAATGACTGGCCTAGGAAACTGGAAATTAGTATATACGAACGGCTCTGGTGCTGCCACTGAATTAGCTCTAGGGGCTTCTGGTACCGTCTTAACTGGTGGTGGAACGTCTTCAGCTCCAACATTTGCTGCTGCGGCAGGAGGGGGTGGTCAGTGGGAACTAATAGCGTCAGATGTAGGTACTACTATATCAACTACTGGTGGTACAGCCACTGCTGTTGTTAAAGAGTTTGACAGTTTAAGTGTTCCCGCGACGACTCCAATGAAAATGGTATTCCAAGCCCACTTCGATGCCGATGGTACAAGTCAGAACATGTCCGTCAATGCTTTTAAAGAATTAAATGATACAGAGACTGGGGGCACTGGAGCATACCTCCAAGCCACAACGACGGCTGATAATGAAAGATTTTTTTGGGTTGAATGTATCATAGGTGGTCGTGAATCTGCTGATACTAACTGGAGAGGCTACCAACACGCGATGTTATATGGGGGAACATATCACAACGGGGTTAACTATTACGGAATTAAACCTCAATATAATGGTGGTGGTCCCGACATGGGCGGTACAATTGTAGTGGATACTGTTACAAAAGTAGGTCTAGGAATAGGTACCCAAGGAGCCCACTCTGACATTAGAAACATATACTTATATAAAATGATTGTTGCATAGGAGATTATGATGGCTATAAAATACAGAGTATTTAAACAAAAAAGTACTGATAAGTATTTTAATCGAATGGATACAACCGACGGTGAGTGGGGAACGAGCGAGGCTACCGCTATTAGGGGAGTCTCTCTAGAGTACGTTGTAGATATTAGTGATATCGAACTTATTGAAGATACTTCTGATAGTCGAAGTGGTACTATTATCAAACCTATAACTGCGTGGACAGCCCAAGACAGGGATGTTAGGAATTTAGCATTAGCAGCGAGTGACTGGACCCAATCTCCGGATACTGCGTTATCCGATTCTAAAAAAGCTGAATGGGCAACATACAGACAAGCTCTTAGAGATTTGCCTAGTGCACAATCAAACTTAGCTGAAGTAGTTTATCCAACAGAGCCAAGTTAAGGAGTATGAATGGCAGGAACAACAGCTTATCCCGGTGCGTTAGATGATAATACTAACCTTAATGAGAACCTTGCGGATAACGTAGATACTGCCGCTGCTGCTCACCAAAATAACCAGAACGCTGCGATTAAAGCAACACAAGCTAAAGTAGGTATTACTGCAAGCACTCCTACTAGCGCCAAAGTACTTATTGGCGGCTCGTCAGCGGGAACAAGTGAATGGCAGACATTATCTGGTAACGCAACAATTACAAACGCAGGTGTAGTTAGTGTAACTGGGGGAACATTTGCTTCCACCCTTTACGTAAATGAATCTGCTAATGGTAGTATGACACTCGGTGTAACAATTAACCAAGGCGCAAATGACAATGAAGTACTTGCATTTAAGTCAAGTGATATTGCACATGCGTATACTACAGGGGGTGAAACAGACACCTATGCAGCTTTCCAAAAATCTTCTGCTACATTAGGTGGATTAAAAATAACATCTATAGCAGAGGATGCTGCAGAAGACCAAGTAACACAGATACATTCTATTGGTGGTACTGCTATGACAACTAAGACTACATCTGGTGTAGGTCTTGTTGATATCTACGTAGCAGAGCACGATGGTTCTAACGCATTAGCAGATATTACAGCAGATGGAAACGTCTTCTCTGTACGTGCTCGTGTTGGTAGTGCAGATGTTACAAGGTTTTTAGTAGATGAAGACGCTGATGCTTACATATTCGGTAATGCAATTGTCACAGGTACAGCTACAGCTGGTGGTACAACACTAACTGGTGCTATAAATCAAGGTGATGAAAGTGTTGTATTACACGGAAGAGTATTTTCCTAGGAGGAAATAAATGGCAACAATAACAAAGGACGACTTATCAGGCAGTACTACTGGTCAAATGATCGCAGTAGCGGCCACATCCTCCGCAGGAACTACCATTCACACAGCAGTGGCTGGTACAACTAACTGGGATGAAATATGGATCTATGCAAATAACATAGATGGAACAGACAGAAAACTCACTATTGAGTGGGGAAACACTACAGCTATTGGTGGACATATTGAGTACACCGTAGTAGCTGAGTCAGGATTAGCTCTTGTAATTCCCGGACTTATTCTTCAGAATGGTCTTGTAGTTAAAGCGTTTGCTGCAACTACAAACGTGATTATGCTTTCGGGATATGTTAATAAGATAACTGCCTAGGAGTGGTGAATGACTAGAGTAGATCAACAAAGAACAAATCCAAGCAAGGCTGTTTCCAACTTTAAAGGAAGGTGGGATTCAACTTTTGCTTGGCCTTCAACAGCCATCTCCACATGGTTAAACGGTGGCTTGTTTGGTGGAGCAGCTTGGGCTGTCATAGATGGTGGAACAGAAGTGACGTATGCCGGTTACCACGCTGAGAAATTCACTTCTTCTGGCACACTGACTGTTTCGGCAGCGGGTTATGCAGAATGCTTAGTTGTCGGCGGTGGAGGAGGTGCAGCACAAGGAACCCCCTCTAATGGAGGTGGCGGAGGCGGTGGCGGCGGTGCTGTCCGCGCACAATCTGCTGATTTAAATGAAGGAGATGATGGAAATCTTGGTGTAACAGGATGGGTTTATTTAGAAGCTGGTGATTACACTGTCTCAGTTGGAGGTGGTGGTGCTAGTGGCAGTGGAAGTTCCAATCACTACGGCGCTATGGGAACTCAAAGTTACATAGAAGCCCCTAGTGGAACTCCATTTCATGATGGGACTTCTGCTTCAGCCTATATGCGGGCTGGTCCGGGAGGAGGCGGTGGCGGTGGAACAGGTGCCGGTAGAAACTGGAATCAGGGTTCCCCTACTGGTATAGTAAACGCAACTGGTGGATCAGGTGGCGGAGGTGGACAAGGAGGCCTTGGTTACATTGGTTCTAGTGGTGGAGCTGGCGGAACTGGCGGCAGTGGAGATATGGGAAATAATGGTGGCACAGGTGGTTACGTAGGAATGGCCCATGGTGCCAATCCCGCAGGTGGCGGCGGTGGAGCTGGTAGTGCTGCAGGTGGAGGTTCTTCCTATAACTCAGCTGGAGGTGATCCAACACAAGCTTACACTACAACACAATGGACCGGAGGTACTGAATGGTACGGTGGCGGTGGCGGTGGTCACATATACCAGTTTAATGGCACTACATACGCATGGGGAAGTAATGCGGCTGGCGGTTCTTCTGCCGCATCCTATGGTGGAACTGTAACCGATATAGGTGGCGCAGGAACTCATGCAAATACAGACGGAATGATGTTTTCAGACGAGGGTAGTGCCTCCTATAATAACACAGGTTCTGGTGGATGGGGCAGAGGGAACAATGGCCTTATAGGAAGTGGACAATTCAGCACCCAGACAACATCCTACTCTCCAGCTCATACGATGAATGCTAGAGCCAACTCTGGCGGTGGCGGTGGAGGTGATGGAAAAGGACATTATGCTACTGCAAACAATTGTGGCAATGGTGGTTCTGGAGTAGTAATAGTTAGAGTGGCGGTGTAACAATGGCTCATTTTGCAAAACTAAACGATAGTAACGAGGTTTTAGAAGTAGTTGTTATTGCTGATAGTAATGCTCCAAATGAGGCTGCTGGAATTGCTTTCTGTAAATCTTTATACGGTGATGATACAACTTGGAAACAAACTTCCTATAATACTCACGGTAATGTACATAATGAAGGAGGCACTCCTTTTAGAAAAAACTATGCTGCAATAGACAATACTGTATATGACCCAACATTAGATGCATTTATCTTAAAAAGACCAATAGATGACGATGGGGATTCTTGTACTTCTTGGACTCTTAATACTACTACAGGATTATGGGGTCCTCCATTGGATGATCCAGATGACGGGAAGATTTACAAGTGGGATGAATCAGTGCACCAAGCAGATAACACGCAAGGATGGGTAAAAGTTGCAGATGGAATCGCATCTGGAGAGTAAATGTCTATACAACGTGAAGCTATTGCACGAATTGAAGAACAATTAGAAGATGTGATAGAGCACGTTCGGAGAATAGAAAAGAATACTGCAATTACTAACGGAAGGATTAGCAGTTTGGAAAGATGGAGGGCTGGTATTGTAGGAGGGGGAACCTTACTTACAGCATTAGCCGGAAGCAGTGCCGTATGGGTACTAATAGGAGCTTAGCTAATGCCGATGTTAGATGGAAAAAAGTTTGCATATACTCCAGCTGGAAAAGCTAAGTACTTAAAGGCAAAGAAGATGAAAGAGATTAAGAGCAAGAAGAGCACTAAGAGGAGCTACTAATGTCTAAAAGAGTAGAAATAAAAAAAGCTGTACGTCGTAAAAAATCTAAGCAGAGTAAAACCAAAGAAAGAGATAAGCTTAAAAAGGGACAGGCTGGTATTAGTACCTTTACATCTCCTACTGGAACACGAATAAGGGCTACAGCTAGTAGAGCTGAAGCAAAGTATGAAAGAGACGTATTAAATAAAAGACCACAAAAGATGTCTGCCGCTATGTGGACACCGAAAGATTGGCCCGCAAGAAGAGAAGAAGGAAGACACGGCACTCGTGGTGCACCCTCTACTGAGAAAAGGTTTAATGAACCCATGAAGATAAAAAAAGTACCACATGGGGAGATTTTGGGAAAGAAAAAAGGAACTTTTTACGAGAAGAGGAAGAGGAAGTAGTAGGAGGCTATGACAGAAGAGAAGAAACCCCGTGGATGGTACGGACAGCGCGTAAAAGAACTGGACGTAGAGTTCAAAAAAATTAGAGAAGATCTAGAGCAATTGTTGCGAAACTCCCCTGAAATAGAAGGCTTGCTCAATCATCCGATCATCCACGAGTATGAACATTGGGAACAAAGAATACGACGGATAGAACAATCGCAACAGTCGTTAATTCATACACAACAGCAATTGGATTCATTAGTAAGACGAGCTGAAATTGCTGCACAATCCTTAGAAAGAAGTCAGGGGAGAGGAGCGCGTTAATGAGTAGACACCATTCCCTTGCGGATTTGAGGTCGGATATTACTACTGAGTTGAGAAACCCTACTACGGCATCTCGGTATACCGATACAGAAATAGACCTAGCTATCCGCCGAGCAACTAACTTTCTATCTGAATACTTCTGGTATGAAGACAAAGATACAAGTAAAAGCTTTGTAAACGGTACATATCAGTACACATACAATGACCCTATAAAAGACATATATCGTGTAGACTTTGTGGATTCAGCTACGAGTCCACCACAGATTGCTGTCGATTGGTATGAAGAAAAGAATATGGCTGGTACAGAGTTATATTTTTTAGAGAATCATACTGATGCGTCTACCATACATGTATGGTATGAACGTCACCCCACAGCGTTCCCCTCTGACCTGACGATGAACGGAAGTATTAATCATGCTGTGACAGAGATTCCTATCTCATCTGGTACTAATACAATTGATTGGCCCGCTACGGGGTATTTAAAAATTGATAACGAAGTAATGTCTTATAGTGCAATCACACGTACTGTATCTCCCGAGGTATTGACAGTAGCTAGAGGAAAAATAGATACAGCTGCACAGAGTCATACTACAGCATCTCTTCTTTCTTTTGTTAATTTAGTTGAGAAAGAGATATTCTTTGATGGTGTCCGGGATATTGCAATAGCTTATTTAAATCGTATGCGTATTGTAGACGCGCCCTCTGCGGATATAGGGGGGAACATTACTGTTATGAGAGAGATAATGGAGCAATTACGTCCATGGATACGAGAGCATCGTATGCGATCTAAACGACCAGCCAAACCAAAACAGGGTAGATCTAGGCCCATGCGTCACAGGAAGCGAGGCGTAAGGGGGTAGTCAATGGCAACATTAGGTGAATTTTTATATGGTGCCGAAACATATGCTGCCTCTATTGGTTCAGGAGACCAAGCAGGAGTTACTCATAATATAGTTATGGATAACGTAGGTCTTATGACTGCAGGTACTCCTACTCGTTCAGATATTACATCTGCTATACCACGTATCTCTATTGGTTCTGAACAACGACAGCATACAGACTTTTCTGAGCGAGATACCTTTGGGCAGAGCACATACCATCATGGGTTTGGAGAGTTAAACTTTTCTGATCGTGCAAAGTTTATGTCGTCAGAAGGTGTATGGACTCTAGTACCAAACCAAGTAACTCTTGCGCCACAATGGACATCCTTTCAATGGGAAAATGCAGATGGTACTGGTGATGATTATGACTTCAATGGAGTTATAAAATCGCAGAGTGAGTGGGCTGCTAATACATGGATTCTTGTTTCAGGAGATGCTGCTGCACAAAACGCACTTTACTATTGGTATAATGCAGGTAATAGGTGGAGGAAGCACGCTGCGGCAATCACAGCTATGAATACATCCTCTGGTTCTCCTACAGATCTACAAGGATTTGGTACTGGTGCTAATAGTAATTTGTATATAGCACAAGGTGAAGCTACTAATATGGTTAGACTTAATTCTAACTTGTCAACTGCAGCAGATAATGGTGTTCCTGCTAAGTTTGTAGAATCTTTTGCTGGTAAGTTGTGGAGAGCAGATAACCTAAACGAAATATACTATTCAGTAGACCCACATACAGATGGCAGTGCAACATGGACAGCACCTACAGGAGAAAATGAGGGAACTGTTGGAGATTCTACCTACCTTATTAGAGGCATGACAGTACATGATAATGCATTATGGATAGGTAAAGATGACGGTATATATAAAATATATAACTCTGCAAGCGCGTCAGGTACAGAGGTTTGGCAGACTCAAAAAGTAATCGATTTGTCTCATCTAATAAGCGAGTTCAATGGTCAAGCTATGATTAGCTTTGGGGGTAATTTATACTTCTCAGTTGATAGAGGATTAGGTAAGTGGGATGGGGCTACTATGCAGATGATGGGGCCTGATAAAGGTTCTAATGCTACAGAGAATTTTATGCAGCTAAAATCTATATACGACACAGCATTACCACAAGATGTAAACACAGAAGCAGCCTCACTTAACTCAGGTGCTGTAGGTACTATACGCTCTATGACACATGATGGTACTAATTTATATGTTGCAGTAGATTCTGGCGGAGATGCGTCCGGAGGTTCAGGAGGAGAATCTCGTGTAATGGCATGGAACGGATCTGGTTGGCACCAAGTATATTCTACAAATGAATGGAATACTTCTTATCATGAGCCGGGAGATTATCGAACACAGTTTGTTGGTTTCATACCTAGAAAAGGGAACTCAGGGTGGGAGAACTATCCACGTATTATTATAGGTAATGAAGCTGTAACAAATGAAGAAGAAGATGGTGTAGAAAAAGACGATAGAGTAATACAATGTTACTTACCTAGGTGGGGACAGAACTTACTAGATGATACAGCTTCAGATGGTGCGTATAACTTACGATTTCAGCCTACTGGTTATTTAATTACTTCATGGTTTGATGGTGGGCTACCTGATGTTGAAAAGACTTTCTTTGATGTAGTTGTTGAAGCCCAAGCTGTTGGACTAAGTACTGGAGATAACAGTATAAAAGTTGAATACCAAGTAGATAATATAGATGTATGGAATGAACTCCATCAACAAACTGATAAGACAGCTAGTGATGTTGACTTAATTATTTCAAGTCCGTTACAGAAACTTACTTTTCCTGACAATGGAAATCTTGATAGGTCTATATATGCTAAAAGAATTAGGCTAAGGTTTACACTTACACAGGCAACTACTGGTGGTAGTCGAGAATACCTCACACCTGTACTTAAATCATGGGCGTATCATTTTGTTGTTCGTCCTGAATCTAGATTTGGTTGGAATCTTACAGTAAAATGTTATGACAACCTCATAGATTTACAACGTAGACAGGTAAGCAGACCTGCAGACGAGCTTCGACAGTACCTATACTCACTCCGTGACCAGAAGATACCTATTATTTTTCATGATGGTACTGAGCTACACCAGATTAAAAACAAAGTACTTAATCCATCTATGGAGTATCTAACTCTTCTTGAAGGCTCTGCTCCTAATGGGTACACAGCGGTTGGTAGTACTATAAGTACTACGTCACAATACAGATCACATGGATTTAGATCAATGAAGGTAGATCCAAGTGCTGCGACAGGGGACGCTTCTGTTACAATAGGAACATTTGATTTGCTTAAATACGACAATGTGTTTGCTGCGGCAACTATATTTGTACCAGAGGGTACAGATAATGTGTACTTACAAGTAGTTAAAACTTCAGACAGTTCTATACTAGCTGAGATAGAGTATACTCCAATGACTGCTTCTGGTGAGTTTGGCGATATTTATTTAGCTAACCATACTAGGTGGGTACGAAAAACATTGTTTGCTGAAGGTATTCCTGCGGCAGCTAACTATACGTTTAGAGTTATACGTAAGTCTGCGGATGCTGATACTACTGCGCCTTTCTATGTTGATACAGTTGAATTCTCTAACAACGGACCTAACAACTTAAAGCAAACAAACTACGATTATGTTGATGGAGATCAGCTACGTTGTAGATGGCTAGGCACACCACATAATTCTGAGAGTGTACGACAATCTGGGTATCAAGTATACATTACAGGTATGACAGAATCTCTTAGGTATCCTGAAGTACTAGCAACTAGTACAACCTTTGATAGTGAGATAACATTATCTCTTAGAGAGGTTTCGTAGTGGCTGGTATTAAAAGTTTAAGAGGAGCAAGACAAGCATCTGCTTATCCTAAGTTCCCCCGCAAGTATACTAAAACTAATACTGATAGTGTGTTAAGGGATAGGCGTAGAAAGCCACCTGAGTTTGGATATGACAGACTTGAAAATAGAGCGTCACCTAAAACAGGCTCACTTGCACTAGCTACACTACCAGAACGTATTGTACATAAAAAGCTTACTCAAATGTTACAGGGTGGTAGCCGATTTATTTTTCAACGTGAAGAACTAGGTGGTCGTAATTATATTGGCGGGTTTATTCTTGACTTTACAATTATAGATAGATCTCCTTATATAGCTATTGAAATTCTTGGAGATTACTGGCATCAAGCTTATGAAAAAGCCGCAGATTTAGAAAGACAAATGGCAGTATTAAGAGAAGGTTATATATACCATGAACTATGGGAAAGTGAAATTTATATTAGTGATGAATTTTTAGAAAGTAAACTAGCGGTTATACTAGAAGGAAGACTCTAGGAGGAAATATGTTAAATCAATACGGGAATGCTCGCGGTTGGATGCCGGATGTAAACCACATAGGCACAACACAGTACGGGTACGCTGATGTTCCCCCTAACACTATGAAACCAATAGCTGTAATTAACCACATTATGCAGGGCTATGCTCGAACTATGATTGAGTGGGCTGAAACTAACAGTGTACAAAAGTCTGCACACTTTATTGTAGATAGAGAAGGTAACATCACACAGACCGTGAGTATATACTCACCTGCATGGCATGCTGGTCGTACTGCTAAAGAATCATGGAAGTCATTTCCCGGAGGTAATCCGAATAAGTATACTGTGGGCATAGAACATGAGGGATTCAGTGTAGATCCCGGCTATGGTTATGACTTTATATATGAAGATGAGTGGCCTGAAGCCATGATGCAAGCCTCAGCTAAGATACATCAGTGGGTACTGGGGGAACTAGGGCTTGAAGCTAATGACCAGACGGTCATAGGTCACTATGAAACGGATGCTGTTAGTCGTGCTAATGATCCCGGTCCTGCATGGAGTAAAGATACTCTGCTTAGTCTGATTGCGGGAGAGTCCAGTCATTCAGAAACTGATCAATCAGTTTGTAATTGCGATGAGAGATTAGCCACCATAGAACAGAGGCTAGACAAACTAGAAACATGGGCACGAAAAGAAGATGATAATTCATTCGACTAGTCGTCTTTAATCGAGCCGAGTTCCACCTTATTATCTTGGTTAATAAACGATTCATAATGTGACCCCATCCAATCTACAGGTACTTTATCATTATCGGATAATCTTACGAATAGATCCATACATTCTTCACTACATATTGAAGTAGTTTGTTTTTCATCAATATCTTTTGATATTCTAATAGACGTGTTTTCAGGTAATGTGCCACAAAAAACACAGGGTCCCTCTACTGTATCTAGGAATTCAACTTTTAACATCAAGCTCCTTGAAAAAGTTTTTTATATATGGTATAATTATAGCATGAAACTAGTCACATTGAAAGCTGAAAAAGATATTCAGCTATTTCCCATAGGGGACGTACAATATGGGCCACCTGCATGTGATATCAATGGATTCCAGCGTTGGGTAGACTATGCGATGTCGCATAAAAATCCAATGTTTATAGGTACTGGGGATTATATTGATTTAGGTAGCCCATCAAACAGGAACAGTATCATTGCTGATATAAAGAAAGGAAATCTATATGACACTATCCAAGAAGCTTTGGATACAAAGTCAAGAGAATTCTTAGAAGTTATAAAAGATATACTGAAACCGACAAGAGGTAAATGGTTAGGGCTTGTAGAAGGACACCACTATTGGGAGTACGCAGATGGTACGACAACAGATAAGGAACTTGCAGATTATCTAGGATGTGAATTCCTAGGCACTTCAGGTATCGTTACCATGAAACTACCCAAAAAACAACAGTGTTCTATATGGTTACACCACGGTAAAGGTGGTGGCTCTGCGATAGGTGGACCACTCACACAATTAGAAAAGATGCTACACTCTTTTGATGCAGATATATATTTAATCGGGCATCACCACAAAAAAGTAGCAACCAAAGTACAAAAGTTATATGCCAATAATCAAAAGCTATCTCATAAAGATGTGATACTTGCGTGTACTGGCAGCTGGCTGAAGGGTTATATGCAGGACTCTGATACATATGTAGAAAAAGGCATGATGACCCCCGCCGCATTAGGCGGAATAAAGATAGATATCAAGACGGAGAATTCGTCTATGGATATGCAAATAGTACTGTAGGAGGTACAAATGTTTAAGGAAGCGAATTTAAAGGATTTGGGGGAACGCTGTGCGATGACATTTATCCAAGCATTTTTGGGTATTGTCGCAGCGGGACCACTAGTAGGTATGGATGTTGAACCTATGAAAGCAGGGGCAGCAGCTGGTGTTGCAGCCGTACTGTCAGTCGTAAAGACATACGTAGCACAACATTCTGGTGACAAGTCAGGAAGTATAATCTCGTAACATGAGTGAGATAAACATTTCATCGGATGAAATGATTCTTGCATATGGAGAAGTATGCCTGAAACTTCGTTTAACAGAACACAAACTCGACGTTGCAAACGAAGAGATTAAACGATTGCAAGGGCAACTTGATTTTTATGATGATAAACTATGGAAAGAGTCTGTTACTCCATTGGAGAAAGACTAATCGAGCCTTACCATATTAAGTCGTCTATGAGTTCTCGGAACTTTACTAAGTGCGAAGTAGTGTTTGGTATTTCATCACGGGAACGAGCTAAATAAGCAGGATGATATAGGGGCATTATATACGTAGGATGTGTGGAGTCCCACCAAGCCTTACGTATGTGCCCCTGTATTTTTCCTATTCCACCTTTGTTTGGAAACTCTATAAACTTGTTGGTAGAGAACCTACCGAAAGTAATAACACCCTTTGGTTTTATAAGTTGTAATTGTTGGTTTAACCATGGTGCACATGATTCTATCTCATGTTGTTTAGGGTCAGGGTTTCCGTCACCTACCCAACACTTAACCATATTAGTTATATATGTGTCGGCTCGTGAGTACCCTGCGTTCTGTAATAGTTGTGTCAGGAGTTGCCCAGAGTAACCAATAAAAGGTTTACCTGTGCGATTCTCTTGATCTCCCGGAGCTTCTCCTATCACAACAATGTCAGCGTTTACTGGACCTTCCCCTGCTACACCGAATGTTCTATTGTCATGCAGACCACACTGGCGACAGGCTTTAATCCTATTTTCTATATCAGATAATTGGGTGGATGGGTCCTTTACGTTCATACAACGCCTTTCTGTTCATTCGTGATATCCATGCTCCGAAGTGCATGTCCCTTGGTTTACCTGCCAAGAGCTTCTGGTATTCTTTTAAATTAGTTTCAAACATTAGATATGTGGATCCCCTCCCTATATTGCACAAGCATCACCGTCACAGTACAGGTCAGCTTGCTTATCGCCATCACCAATAACCGATAGTGCTAGTGGTTGTAGGTTTTGTTTCTTAGCGTTGTATACCTCTTCGGTAATGCCTTCGTAAGGAGCTTGTTGGTATGTACCACTAGGACTGAGAGGTAGGAACGCTATATCCTTTACCTTATCCTTACTCCAGTTAATCATATCGGTCAGTTGTTCTGGTCCGTATTCTTCTTTATCAAACTTAACAGTAGCACTTACAGCGTTGTCTGCCCAGAATCTAGCTACGTCAGCTATCAACTCTAGGTGTTCCATAGGCTCTACGTCTGATTCAGAACGCACACCTACCCCTGCATCTACAGGGAACTCAACTATTACAGAGTTATTAGGGTCAATGGCTGCAGGTTCTATATGATACCCTGCTGATTGTAATCTATCTACGAGTGGGCTGTTGTCCGCTAATGTGACACGTCTAATATGAAAGCGTCCTTCTACATTGTAATGTATACCGGGAGTTACACCGGCTACTAGGGACACTGTTCCACTAGGCTTTACTGAGGTCCTACGGATGCTGGCGGGTACATTAAACCACTGTGAGTATATTCTGTCATAGTCACCACTCCAGTGATAGCCATGGTCCATCCAGTCTTTAAGCACTTCTCTGCCATGTTCCCCCACAAATTGTGTGATACCTGTAAGTGACAGGCCAATACGTCGATTCTCTCCCATGATTTCTCTAGAGGTTTCATCTTCTATATTGTTAGAGGCGAGGGTAACAGTCTTACCGTATAGGTAAGCAAACTTGATAACTCTTCTGAACTCTTCCTTACTCTTAATATGAGGTAAGTAGATTTCAACAAGCGTACACATTTCTTTGTGTCCTAAAGGCTGCTCACCACAAGGGTTAAAGCCTAGCGCATGTTCGTCTGTTGTATCTATTATACCATTCATTCGTCCATAGTTGTGTACATTATCTAACCAAGCAAATCCCGGCTCACCATTGTGCCATGTACGCTCAGCTAATCTGCTAACGTCTGACTCAGGTGTTATGAATACACTGTTGTTAGATGCCCAACCATAATCAACACGCTCAGGATACTTGTTGTAATCCTTGAGGTCGATAAAGGTCTCATCATCTTCTTGACCAAAGGCTATCTCAGCTGAACGTCGGACATTACCTGCTATAACACAGCGTCCAATCATGTTTGCTATGTCAACAATCTCTCTAGTACCTAGTGTTCTACCTACACAGCTATCAAGTACTGCTCGAATAGAATGATGTAGCTGCCTAAGAGGGTCAGGGCCACTAGCAATCCCACCAAATCCATTGATAGGTTCCCCTTTAGCACGTATCTTTCCATAGTCAAATTCAACTGTAGCCATACGTGAAGCTGTAAGATATGAATTAATTAGTAACTCAACGGACTTGACCCATCCTTCTCTAGTGTCGGGAATTTCTATAATAGCCCTAGTCTTAGTAGGTTTGTTTACGTTTATACTATCTCTACCATCTGTATCAAAGCCAACGCCTACTCCTAGCATACTCATATGCATTATCCAAGAGAAGAATGAACCTTTCTCTCTCCTAAGATACCTAGAAGAAATAAACGCACAGTTCTGTAGGCACTCAGATACACCTCTGTTCATTACAAAGTCAGTACCCATCATCCATAGGCCACGTCCCGGTGGTGACCACTTCATCCTGAACATTAAATCAAATGCCTCTTGTGCTGAACGCTGTGCCTTATCAGAGTTCCATGACTGAGAGGGCATGTGATCTTGTTGTACTTGATACATACCATTGATAACACGCTCACATACATCGTGCCACTTCTCCATGCCATTTGTTTTAGGGTTATCAGAACGTGAATATGTCCTAAAAAAGACTACTTCACCTAACCCATTCCACCCAAAATCGGGTTGTAGTTCTTTGTATGTGTCTAGGAATGTTTGATTTAGGGCAAAGGTAGCCATTGCATCCTCCTTGGATGTAAAAATTTTGCTAGGGATTCAGTGGAAAATTACTGATATACTTATTATATCAGTTAATTGTTTCAGTTATGTTACAGGAATGTTTCATTCTAGTAAAATTTGTGTAATTCTTTATTATGTACACGCATAAAGCTGTCTATGTATAGGTTACTTACTTCACTAACACACTGCTCTATTATATTAATAGCTTCATTACGCCGTGTTGATGGTGTCTGTTCGATAATCCAATCATGTAAGTCTGCCATACGTATATGCATTAACTCATGCACAATAGCTTTAGCATACCTTTCTCTACTAGTAACTAGACTTGGTTTAACAATAATTGTAGCATCACGGTAATGAGGTATCCATGAAGTTGTAGCTTCTACTCGCTTATCTTTGTCAGCTTTAGTAGGTAGTATTACACTAATAGTCCATTGGGGTTCAAGCCCCATTTCTTCTGCAATATAATCTGTAAGGTCTTGAAACTTTTTCCAATCTTCTTTGCTGATATTTAGTTTATCAAGTCCTGCAGATTCATCTTGTTTGGATCCTCTGGCTGATCTCCATAAAACTTCGTTACTGAAATTAAGAATTTTATATCTCCTTCTATATTAAACACTGGTTCATCTTCTAAATGTAATTCTTTAAGCCCACCCCTCTTAAGTATCTGAATCTTTTGTTCAAACAAATACGTAAGTTCTTCTGGATCATTTGTTGATTCCATAGGGTAACAATTACCTAAGTCTTGATTAGGACTAAACGCAATTATATATTTATGATCATTTCTAGTAGCGTAATCATGTAGTCTAGCATATGTAGAAGATACATGCATCATAAGATGTGGGCTTTCTGCAAGCGTCTTAAGTAAGAACAACATAAAAGGTTCTACTTCTAACGCTTCTATGGAGAAGTCTACCTCTCCTGATTCTACAAAGACAATTAAATTTACCCCATCACGAGGTTCAATGTCTTCTGCTAATTGTATACTAAGTAGGGGTGGATGGTTGTACTGATCCTTCGACCCGTCCTTCCACATGAAGGAGGTACTCGGAAGGAAGCTTTCTTTTGTTATTTTCTTTACCATTTTTTAGTAAGTGATTATACACATGTGTCTTGATCACTTCTCCTATCTTATCATCGTTAAGTACATCTTTCTGATCAAGCAAGGCTGTATTCATTGTAGGGCTATCATACCCATCAACAAGCAATGACCTTGGTACTTTAATAAGACTGTCTGGTAAGTCTGAGAGTGATTCGTACATTGAATCTGTTGGGTCTACTACCCATCTCTGACCTGTTTCATCTTCTATTATTAATTGAGATACCATAATATTTCTTCCGCTGTCTTTTCTCCTACGCCTTTAACTGCCATAAGTTCTCTCTTATCGGAGTTGGCTAACTTCTTTATACTACCAAACTCAGTGAGAAGTTGTTGAGCCATCTTAGGACCCACACCTCTCATACCCATAAGAACTGTCCACTTAGATTGTGATCTAGGGGGAACTGCAAACGGCTTTGGAGACAAGGCCAAAGTATTATGCTCACTTCTACTTTCATACTTATACAAACTTAGTAGATGGAAGGGCAGGTACCAATCACTAGGATTGTACTCTACTCTAATTGCATGTGACTGTATCGTTCTGAGCTTAGATACAAACGCATCCGGTGAGTGTTGTAGATTAATCTTCTTAGTCTTAATCTTACCACCCTTCATCCACTGATAGTATCCATCCACCAACAATACTACTACGTCAGCATCCGTGTCAAGACAGCCATTCAATTGACGGGCTATCTTACTACCGGGATCTCTCATAGTAGGGTTTGTTGAAGAGATGAAGTCTGTAGGAGTTTTTCTTTCTATTAGTACGGTACGTTCTGTACCATCATCCTGAGTTATGTCCATGCGATAGTCACCATAGTCTAGTTTTTCAACTGAGACAGGAATCTTAGAAGCCCTGAAAGCTTCTTGAACAAGTTGTATAGATCCCTGTTCTCGTGAGTCTATGGTCAGCATTAACTATGCGGGTAGTATAACTCGCCCTCCATTTTCTTTCTCTGTTTCGCAAGCATCAACGTATGTACGCCATAGACCATTTTCTATGTCGAACTTAGTCCAGAGGCTTGACTTATTATTACCGAGGTACGGACGTACCTTATCTTTCATTGTGGCTATCTGGTAACTAACCGGAGCCATCTTAAGGTTAAGTGCAAACACAGTATCAAAGCGTTGTGTATTACGTTTTTCTCCACCGGGTTTAAACCCGGCCTGTTGCCACATAGCTGTGGTTTCTTGCACTGTTATATCTTTATCTTGACCAACACCTTCTATACTTACAGGGTGCGCCCATGCTGTAGCAGCTACATGAAATGGTGCACGACCAGTAGCTACATCTAAGAAGTCTTTGTTGTGCTTAGTCTTACACCAACCCCATTTGTCAATACCGGGTGCTGAAGTACCTAGCCTTAATTCTTCTACTCTATTAGACAATGTAATACCATTGACTTTCATTTCATAGTCAGCCTGTACTAAGTCCCAAGCTTTATCTAGCCCATCAATCATGAGCCAGTCACCTGCCTTAAGTACCTGCTTTGCTTTGTTAAATGCGTCAGCTAATTGATCCCAATTCAAACAACCTTCTACCTCTATGTCGAGGTCAGGATACAAACCGTCTAACAGTTTGCCAAGTTTATTTTCTAGGTCAATCATATAGACCTTAGAATCAGGGTGCTTATCTGCTATATCTAACAGAGATGAGGATTTACCAGAGCTGTCTGGACCTACTATTAATATTGTTTCTTTATACATAACTCAAACTTTCTACATTGACGGACACATTAGGTAATGCATCACATGGTAAGGAGCAGTTAGTACACCACCATCCCGGAGTAGGCGGAGTAATATCAGCTTCTAGAGAACGGATCACTGGTGGAATCATATCATTTAATAACCAATCAGTATGCCTCCTATCTCTAGTTGTGCTGCCCCACTCAATACGTGGAGCTTTTGTTTTTAAATATATAAACTGTACAAAGTGGACGTTTACTTTATCCCACCCGCTTAGTGCAGCATACACAGTAGCTTGTAAGTCTTGTTCAAGCCACCTAGTATTCATTGGACTGGTCTTAGTCTTCCAGTCTATTATTGTGTTAGGTTCCCCTATATAATCAATATATCCATGCAGCGTGTATTTAGCATCGAGTGGTTTTTCGATATGCCTTTCAGTTGCTATTGGATTAGTAAGGTAGGGGAACAGTTCATCGTACATGATTGGTACGAGAGAGACAGAATCTTCCATAGACTTTTCTATAAAATCATTCTGCCAAGTACAACTATCTAATACGTTGATACCATTTTCTTCAAATCCATCGTTCCATAAGTTTTCCATGTGGTCAATAGCAGTATTCGTATCAGGCCAATCACCTGATTCAATCTGTATATTGATAATGTCTTCCATGAATTTGTGGACGATAGTTCCACGCACAGTATACTGTGTAGCTTCTCTCTCAAGTATTAGATTAGATAGCTTCTCGCGCTTAAATCTTTCTGGACACTCAGAGAATAATGATAACCCGCTATAAGATAATGTCGTCATAAATATTTAATTGGTAGGCTCTTTAGAAATTATCAAGAATATGATTGCTCACATAAGGACTTATTCAGCGAGTTCCCCCTTCGCGTCACCTTAAACCTTGTCTCATATGATTGGGTATCATGTAAGTATGAGAGTTAGTAATCCTTGATAATCTCTAAAGAGGCTACCAATCCTATACATATATTGTAACACATATGCTGTAGATTGGCAACCCCTTTGTCAGAGGAGTTTTACTAGTTACCTAGTAAGCTGCAGATACCTGCTGCTTGGATGCAAGAGCTTCGTCTTGAACAATAGCTATGCCACGTTCAAGGTCAAAGTCCTCAACATCACCTACTGTTGCCAGTATATCATACTTGCGCTCAGTTCGTCCACGGAATTCCTCCGTGTAAGAAGCGACCACAACAACCTTACCAACAAGGTCAGAACTACCGGGGTTCGGAAGTCCAGCGTCTGAACACTGTCGGGTTAGCCGACCAAGATCAGTCTTAGCATGCATAGATGGAGACTTACCGGACTCCAAAGCTTCTGCTTGTGCTCTACTGATGTTGATGTATAAGTCACGAGGACCTTGAGACGTTTCAGGATGTACCTGCTTGATTGTCCACTTTAGTTCCACTTTAGGGAATGAACGCTCTTCGCCAGTTTCCTTATCGTTGTAGGTAATCGTTCGTTTCTGAAACACAGGTTCCCCTGCAATCTCAGCTAAGATGACCGTTCGGTCAGAGACGTTGTTTGCATCAAGAAGATCTTCACCCAATTCCAACACCTCAATTGTTTCATTTGCCATTTATATTATATCCTTTATATACTATTCTATTTCTAAGTACTTGATGGCTGCTTTGAACCACTGCGGAATGTCCTCACTATGTTTTCTAGCTATCTCCTCAAACATTGCGTCGAGTATATAGATAGAACAAAAGTCTTTCTCATTCCTCATACCTCTTCCTGAGCCTTGAATGATATCGGAAACTGCTTTCCATGTATACCAGTTAGGGTCTTCAGAGAGCCGTTCACGTACTACTTTATCCCCAAGAGATAGGTAAGGTACCTTGGGCATAATCACGTAACGACATTGATCATGTGGAAAATCTTCTCCCTCCAAAATAGATGGAGAGATAAGTATGCTAGCCTCCTCTGACTCTTTGAATTTCCTTATGACCTCATTCTTATCACTCGCACCGTGTGTCATCATGAGCCGTTTATATTTAGAAGAGTTCTTAATAATCTCAGCTCGCTTATAACTCACAGTGTGAATAATACCTTTGTGTTGCTTCGCCATATGTGCACCAATGATAGTATCAATTTCATCTATCATAGATGGCATAAGGCTAGGCTCAGACGCAGAAGACATACGGCCTACTGGTCTGTAGTAAACAGGTCTACGTTTAGGTTCGTATACACTGTCAACTTCTATTATATCATAATCGTCAATGCCAAGTCTTTCGACATCATCACGATTCATGGTGGCAGTCATTAATACTACCTTGTCTACATCTCCGAAGAGATACTTTGTATAGTCTGCTACGAATACTGGACGTACTTTGTATACAGAACCTATCTTGTCAAACACCCAAGGCTTACCTTGTTCGGTATCTAATCCAGCCCTTTGCATAAGGGTAAGATTACGAGCCAGCTTTTGATACTTACTGTACCTAGACATAGCACGTTTATAATCCCTAGTGTTCCCCTTGATTCTATCACCGGCATTTCCACCTGTGATACCGTATACCCACAACCTAGCACGTTGTAGTTCTTCTTCTACCTCAACCATATTATCTGCAGCCCAGTCAGCCATACCTTCTACAGTAAGGTCACGAGGTCTACGCCATGACATAGACCCTATATCCCGGTCAGATATCTCAGCAGATACATGCTTCTCTAACTCAAGGTGAGCTAGATGTGACTCATCACAAAACAATATATCTGGTCTCTTAAAGGTTGTGGAGAACTCAGAGGTATACATATATAAAGGGTAGTTAAAGATTGCAAAGTCAGAAACGTATGCACTCTCCCTATCCACGAAGTAATCACAAGAAGATTTAACAGCACACTGAAACCCCACTTGGCATGGAGCCTGTGTTACTGCTACATCTGCTATAAGACATTCGTAATTGTCTCTACCTTTTAGTACAGGTGCAAAGGCAAACGAAGATTGTAATTGATCTTGTAACCTAAGTGTAGATACTACAACATGAGTACGTTTTTGCAACGCTCGTTGTGTTACAACTGATAGTAGAGACTTACCAGTACCTGTAGGTGCGACAAGAATAAGGAATCGTTTATCAGTATCATACCAGTCCAATATCTTTTGAGCTAGTTCTTGCTGATTGGGATACCATTCATCCTCATCTAACCCATATTCTTGTGGGCTTGATGCTACAAATATTTATTTTTCCTCCTCCAGTTCTTCTACGCTTACGATTGAGTGTATGATTGAATACATCTCCTCTTTACTTATGTCAAGAATATCGGAAAACTGTTTTGTTAATCCATCTAACAAATCACTAGACATTGGAAGATATTCTGTTTTACTAAATACGTTTAACAATAAAGGGTGATTAGAACTAGTTAACCAGACATGTTCAATGTCTCCATTACTATTCTCATTCATTCTAACAAACAACTCAAGAGTTATTAACCTTATCATACCGTTCATTAACTCTTTATGAGTCCATGATTTAAATTCTTTATCAGCTATCTCTGCAATTTCATCTAGTATACTCAACTACCAACTCCTAATGCGTCTAACGCTGCGAATGTTTTCTTCTTAATCTGGTCACCACGTCCACTTACTAGTGAAGATGCAAATCTACGTTCACTCTGACTTCTAACAGTAGCAGATTCACGCTTGTTGAATGGGATACCATGGTCAGCATAACCTGTAGCTGCTTGTAAGAATGAGTACGCAGTCTCACCGTTACGGTCATACTCCTCATCGAGGAACTGAGTAACGAAGTTATTACGTTGGTTCTTCTGCCAGTTAGTCATGTCTTCCTTTTGTGGGTCACCAAACAAGTGGTCAAGAATATCTTTCTCTCTTGATTCAGGGAGGTCAGTGACTAGAGCTTTCTCCATCCACTCTTTCATACGTCTGTTTGCTGCAGTAGTAATCTGTACTGAGTCTCGTGCAATATCAAGGTTGGTACGCATATTAGTGTTATGTCGTATTTGGAAAGACGCTTTACTTGTCGTCCAATATTTGCTCTGTGTTGCAGCGGTAAGTGTATTATAGCATACTACACGAACATTTGTTGGAAGCAGGTGGATAGCATACTTACCATCATGTCCTGTTGATATAAGGAAGTACTGCCAGTAATCTTCATCACCAACTCGCATATCTTCCTCAAGCTTCATAAGACCGGCAAACTTCTTACCGCCATCAAGAACCATCATTGATTCCCAATGAGCAACACCATCTTGTAGCAGATTATCTGCCCATTGAATTGCTTCTATGTTTTGAAATGGTTCATACTTATCAGATGTAAGACCTAGAATCTGACGTGTATCTTCTCGTACAACTGCTACTTGATTAGGTACAGTTACATCATGATGTCCGTGTCTGTCTTTAATATATAACGGAGTCTTTGATACATGGTAATCAAAGTTCCCTAACTTCAATGCTTGTTCTGTGGTGAAGCTTTTAGGGACGGTTACCCCTACTCCATGCCACGCTGGTTTCTCTGCATATACTGCAGAACCTTCTTCTACTAAGTGAGCCATACTATTTCCTTTCTAGTGAATGTCGCCCCAACTTTTTCCTATCTCATACTCTGCTATCAGTGGTACTTTTAATATCATTGCTTGTTCAAAAGCACCTACGATATCAGCTGATATTGCTTTCAGTTCAGATTCATCTCCTTCCAGTAGAACTTCATCATGTATTTGTTGAACCAACTTTATACCGGGATTAAATTTGTCCGGATATATTTTGTCAAGTAATTCTTGTATTGTGTTGGTTGCTATTTTTGTAATGTCACCACTTGCTGTGCCTTGAAACAACGAATCAAATGCAGATCGTTCAGCACCTGCTCGTTCAGCAGAGTTAAATGACTTGATCCCATGTATATAAGAGCGGTGTCCTCCAAGTGATTCAACATAGCCATGCTTCCTTGCACCCTCAATAACAGTGGTACGTAGTCTTTCAATCTCTGGTATGTTTGACGCAATCTTATTAAGAACATTAGCTGCGTACTCCACTGGGCTATTTAACATAGTCGCAATCTTTATCGGAGAGGCCCCATAGATAACGGCGTATACAATATTTTTAGCTGCACTTCTTTGCTCTCCGGTAATCTCATTAACAGGAACTTCAAAGATAAGCGCCGCCATTTCTCTGTGGATATCTCTTGTCTCGTCAGAGAAAGCGTCAATGAGCGTCCTGTTTCCAGAGTAATGTGCGAGAATCCTATACTCAAGCTGTGCCGCATCAGCTGACATGAGTACGTTTTCGTCTTGAGCTTCAAAAAGTTGACGTATGGCTTTTCCATTTTCTGTCCTTATCGGTATGTTCATTAGGTTAGGTTGCGTTGATGCAAGCCTACCTGTTATTACTCTGAATGGATTGAGTCGAGTATGTATCCTGTTGTCGGTACCAATGTACTCAGGGTAAGCCTTAAGGTATGTACTAATTAACTTTGCTAACTCTTTATACTCCATGATGTGTCCTATAACCTCATGTGTATTTTCAATTTTCTCAAGCTCTGCCTTAGATGTTGAGTATCCTGTCTTAGTACGTGCTGTAGTAGGTAAGCCTAACCTTTTAAACAGTAGGTTACTTAACTGAACAGGGCTGTTGACGTTCAATGGTTCCCCGTTAAACATCTGTATCCTGCTATTCAGTAACTCAGCACGTCCTTCTAGTTCATATAATAGTGGCGCTAACTTTTCCATATTAAGATACATACCGTTGTATGACATACGAATACAAGATACTAAGAAAGGCATCTCTACTTCCATATACCGGGTATGTTGTTCCTCAGTAAGTCTCTTGCCTAGTACCTGTCCTAGTCTGAACGACTTGACGGCATCATCAGCAGCGTAAGGAGCACCACGAGCAATATCAATGTTGTCAAAGGTATCCCCCTTTGTGACAGCACTAAACTCTTCCATGACATCACCAAGCACATCAGCTGATAACGCCTTGAGTCCAAGCTTATTCGGTTGTGGTACATGCATACCTAGCATATACGCGAATCCTTGTACATCTAATAGGTTAGTGGGGAACCCTAGTCCATGATCAGCTGCCATAAGTACATCGAATGACAGGTTCGCACCAACTAAAGTTTTCTTCGCTAACATAGGATGTAGCTGTTCTTTCACGGCATCCCAACTTACGTTAGAATATTCCCCTGAAACATTGTGTGCTACTGGTAGGTAGTACCCATGCTTCCCATCGAAACTAAATGACTCGCCAACAATATTATCGGTTTGCCAGTTTAGTCCATTGGTTTCTGTATCCCACCCTACTATGTCAACTTTGTCTAACATAGCAAGGAACTTAGGTAAGTCTTGTATCACCTCATAGTTAGAGAATGACTCACGCCCTACCTTTACGTGGACATTATCAGCGATTGATTTCAATGTGATGTCTCCTGTCTTAGGATTCTCCGCCCAATCCCATCGCTTCTTTCTTGTTTGTCCGGCCTTCATCTTAGCTGCCTTACTAGGCTCACTGATACCTTGATTGGCAAAGAATGATACGTCTCTGGGGTCATACCCTAAGTCAAGCTTAACTCTATTAGGTCGTACCTCCTCTGGATTTAACCAATGGTTAGAGGGTCTATAACTTGTGGCACCATAGTAACTCAAAGCCAACACTTCAGGATTGTCTGAGAATACTACAGTACCTTCGGGAGATAACCCTGCACGTTTGATACTGTTCAATACATTAGTAGTGTAGTGACATCCTTGAAAGAATGTACCACGATTGTCTTCAGTATTGAATACTACTATTGTATCAGGATAGTGCATCATTTTCAACTTGTAACACAGTCTTAGTGCGATCAGGTTGATTAGTTTGGTGTCCAACATTGGACTCATCTTGTTTATTAAACTTGGTAGGTCGAATAGTAATATCATCTATGACCTCTACCTCCTCAAAAGGTATGTAACTTATCCATACTCTATCCATATATTTGTCTCGCTGTCCATACATCTGAACTATCTGCTGCTGATTCCCAACAAAATTTATGCGCGTCATAGCCATCAGCTGTACACCATGACTCTTCGTCCTTTTCTATGCCTTCTTCACAGAACCAGCACTCACTATCATATACTACTGTCATTCACAACTCCTATCTCAGGGAAATTCTCCCGTTGTTTTTGGGAAGCCCTCATCATAACATCTCCGGCAAAGGCTGTCAATACCTTACGCATTTGTTCTTTACTAAATGTAAGTAAGCCGCACGTATTACACTGTAGTTCACCCGGATTATCTTCCCTAAAGGATGTACCGCTACATTTCTGACAGCTCATCTTCAACCTCTTTCATTAATGTAAATGTTTGCCTACCACTTACAAGTATCTCGTTAACTTCTTTTCTCTTCATCATGTATTTTATTTGTGTCATAATAGTGGAAGCATTTAACTTACTACGTTTTTGTAATACTTTTATAGTAGTGTTCTCCATTACATGCCAATGTTTCAGTAGTGTACTACGTGACTTAAGAAACCGCATGTCTTTCGTTTGTTTCTTAACTCTATCTTCTGGTGCTATTACTGTACCGACCTCTTCTTGAAAGAGGTCAGGCATCCAATCATATTGACACTCACTACACATGCCGCAAATACGATAGCGTTCTAGGCGGTGTGGATGCATAGTTATATCTACTTTCTCACTACAACCAACACACTCACCTTTTTCTACTGCATCTTTAGGTGTTCTACCAAAGAATCTAAGTGCAGTCTCGTCCATAACCTGCATCATACTGTCTGTTAATATTTCTGATACTCGCATATGTCTATTACCTTTACCTTCACCTATCGGCATCCTTAACATCCAACTCCTATCCGTTGTACGGCAGCATCATAGTAATCCTTGACTATCTCACTACCTATTACTTCTTACCATCTAACAATCCTTTTATCGCTATGTATAACATAATTGCAAACAAGCCGAGATACATATCACTTAGAAAAGATTGCATAACTTATCCCACATCTTACTTATACTTGACCGGGTATTTTTATCATAGACACGTATCCAATAGTTACATAGTTCATTGACCGTATCTGTTACCTCACCAGCCTCTAATTTATTAGCACGTTCATACTTCTCAAGAGAGAGTAGAACATCAGTTCGTATGTGCTGTAGTACAGCTAGTGCTAGTCCCCTATTATCAAGATGTTTTTCTCTATGTACCCAACTCACTTCTATATCCTCCTGTAGTATTGCTTGATTCTTATAGTAACCCATTAGCTATTCCAATTCCAATCTTCATTAGCATACTGATACTCATCATCATATAAGTTGGCCTTATCATCTAGGTCACGTTCCCATTGTTCGGCCTCATCATCAGATATTAAACGCCACGTACCACCACGTAGTAAGTCATCATTATCAATTGCTTTTTGTACGAAGTTTCCTATAGCTTCCGTGATAACTTCATCTGGCATTTGAATGATAGCTTGATGTCCATCTTCAGCCATGAACTCTATATAAAACTTTGGGTATTCTTCTTTCCAACTCATTCTGGTAACCATCCTGCTATTTGCATACCTTCTTCTTTATAAAACCATGAGAAGTTTAAGTCGGGATACTTATCTACTAGCTTATTGTAGATACCTACGGGTGGTCCCCATGCTGTATCAAATTGTAGCTGTACTTCATCTTCATATATCCATACATCTTCATTGTTTGTAGCTGAAGCAGTCCACTTAGTTCCCCAGTTATCTATACACCAGTTATACCCAATGTCGTTATACCATTTCTGATATGGATGATTCAGTTGTTCTTCCATAGTAGAGTCAGGTGTTAAATCATCCCTTGATGGAGCATTAGGGTAGGGCATGATTTTCTCGAAGTCTATTACACTATCTGTAACACACTCATCTACAAATTGTTTTAACTGTTCTTTATTCTTGTGTCCGTATATAATTACTTCATTCGTGCACCAGTTAGGCATCGCTGTTCTCTCCTAAGTCTTCTTCTAGTATTTCTTTTATGATTGCCATCAATCTTTCCTCATCAACACGTATAGTTATGTCACAATCTGTATTGCTATAGCCATCCCCTTCACCGCTGACGTTTATCTCATAGTCTATCTCACAGATACTACCGTGATCCTCAATGGCTGGTGCTAGGTGTCTGCCTAGTGCTGCTGTTATGCTCTCTATTGTTCCCTCAGTTAATGTTATGTTAGACATATATATCTATCTCCTGTTCTTTCTGAATTTCATCTACCCAATTAAGCATATCTCTGATAGCCCAAAAGGTTTCACTTGGTTCAACATAAATATTTTCCAGTAGTTGTAACTGGTATTTAATATCTCCAACCTTACTCCTTACCACTGCATCTTGTTGCTCTAAGTAACACCTATCACATCCATGCTCATAAGCGCAGAGTTCAATATTGTTTGCTAACTTTACATACTGTCCACATATAGTACATACATCACAGAACATAGACTCTAGTGTAGTGCTATGCTCTACATATGTAAAGTAATCCGGGTTAATTATTAAGTTCTTAGTACCACTAGCCCAGTTGAAGCAACCTTCACATAAAAAGGGGTAGTCTGAATAAGTGTCAGGGTTAGGACCTTCCTTATGTGGAAAGTACACTCGACCCTCTGTTCTTTTATATAGTAGTGCCATTACCATGTACTCCTAAAGTAATAAGTCTTGTCGTGGTATGATATGCTTACAAAGTCGTCAATCAATAAGTCATATGCTACATCTTTGAAGTTAATTGCTGAGTATATAATTGGATCTAAGTCCATTACAGTATTATCAGTCTCATACATAGCTTGAGCAAACATGCCCTCATCATAGTACTCACCTACATAAACATCTGCGTCTGGAAAAGCCTCTTGAAAATATAGGATGAATGCCCTTACTGCATCAGCAGGTACATCATCATTACCTCTCATAAGTATCATGTCAGGTATATTATCTAATATATTATTTAACGTCTCCATAGTTAATCTTTCTTGCTGTTCTATCATTAGTCCACCCTTTCTCTACCACTAAACGCAAAGTCATTACCATTCCAATGCTCATCTTGTCGTAGGTCTTGCCATATATGTATAGCCATACCCTCTATGTTACGGATATTCTCATCCTCTACATGTTCCCCTGAATCCGTCAAGCCATCTTCTACAGCTTGTATCAATTCAATCAGGGTCATGTCACTATGTACTTCCATCTTTAATCTGGGCATACAATCTCCTCTCGTAGTATCTACCTGTTAGATACAAGTGGATCCAGTAGCAGCATCAGTGCCCTTAGTGTGCACTACACTGATACAATGGCAAGGAGTTCGCCGTTAGTCATACCTCATACCTCTATCTAATAGGTTCTTACAGGATGTGCTGTTTATACCAGTCCTTACACCAATGGGGTGTCCATCGGCAGCCTAGCCTATGCTAGATAGAGTTACTCAATCGGTAAGTAACTACTGAATCCACTTGTATGTAATAGGTAATACTAGGCCAACAGATAAGAAAGGAGTAGGGGATGAATATACCCTTGTTAAATTATCTGCTGACCCAGTACCAACATGGTCGTAAAGTATGATCGAGAGGGGTCACATACCTTACTAGAGAGACACTTAACACAGAGGTGGTTAATCCGTACATACTGTTGGTTAAGTCCGTACATACTTCATGCTAAGTATCTCTCTAGTAAGGGGGAACTATACGGCAGCAAGCTCCCACTGACTAGATTTTATTTAACGAGCACCACGACGGGGAGCTTCAATAGCTTCACCATCATCAGCACCACCGAATTGCTCGGCAGCTAAGACAGCTAGCTTAGCCCACGTTGTAGCTGTAATAGGAGGTGCCATCTTAGTGTAGACATCACCACCGTCTTTGTATTGAGTAGACTTGCCGAAGCTAATCTGCTTAACACCGTTGTATTCTGATTGCCATGCAACCAGTGTAGTGTTTTCGCCAACACTAATGCGTACCGCATCTTCCGGTACTTCTACAAAACTTTTAGCCATTTCATTACCTTTCTTTTGACTATTATTTTATCTTGACAGTACTGCCGTACCGCCACCAAAACTGACGAGCCGACTGGACACCCCCTTCGGGGGTGGTGTCT